CCAAGCTCTAGGCGTTTCTGTCCTACCCTTAAATTTACTGACAGACTGACCTGGGTTAGTTCTAAATTGATTAAACGACATATAAACCTCTAACTAGGCTGTGATTTGATTTACATAACCAAAAATATTGATCCCATAAGGAGCAAACGCTCTAACAACAAGAGCCGCACCAGCATTACCTTTAAGAATAATGCCAGGAGCGACTAACGTAAGACCAGCCTCAGTAGTTATTGTTTGCTCAATAATGTCACCTACAGCAACACCGCCCCACTCAACAGTCAGCTTTACATCAACACTGTTATGGCACATTGCATACAACCAAATCTCGTCAATGGTCGTAGCAGTAGCACTACCAGTATGAATCAAAGTACCTGGAGTAGCAGTTGCAGCTACCGCAATAGCTTTACCATCAGTACTTCCTGATAAAATGGTTTTTGAATATGTAGCCACAATAGCTCCTTAACTAAAAACTTGGACTTGAAGAATAGATGTACCTGGCTTAGCTTGAACGAACGCAGTTGTCGCCAACTGCGTCGTGTTGGTGCCAGCCAAAGCCGTAGGCGCTGCGGGAGTTCCAGTAAATGTAGGTGACGCCAATGGAGCGGTGCCGCTTGGGAGTGACGAGTACGCCAACGCCGTCCAAGCCGTAACGGCATCCCCGATCTTGTACCGGTTGGTTCCATCAGTTTCTAAGCCCCACTCACCGTTTGCCAAAGTTGGATTATTTATGTTCCAGTTAGCGGCAGTGTCTCGCCTCATTTGAATGATTACAGCCATAATTGCTCCTACTGAGGTCCTGAATCTCCGCCATCAAGATTGACGACCGTAAATGTTGAATTTGATAAACCGCCATCGATGTTCGCAGTGGTTAAACCGCGTGGGCCGACTAAACCCCCATAGGCAAGAGAAGCCCATGCCGTTGAGCCATTACCGATTTTGAACTGGCCTGCGGCTTCGCCCCCACCAGCATCAGTCTGCAAAGCGAACTCTCCTGAAGCCATCACAGGATTAGCTGCAACCCACTCAGCGTAGGTCCCTCGACGAAATTGAATTTGTAGAGCCATTTAAGTTACCCCTCCAGCATCGACAGGGGAAATCCCACCATAAGTTGAATCTGCCGCCCCACCATTCAGCAGCCCATTAGATGTTCCTTGCGGCCCAGGACCACCTGGACCACCTGGACCTCCTGGAGGCCCTGGAGGCCCGCCAGCCGGTCCAACCGGTCCTGTCGAACCAGTATTGCCTTGAGGTCCCTGATTTCCTTGAGGTCCGATGACCCCCTGAACGCCTGGAAAACCCTGAAGTCCCTGCGACCCCTGCGGCCCAACCAGATCAAAGCCAACTGGCCAAGCCCCCACAACCTTCGGACCGAAAAAATATTTAGTCGTAAGGTTAAAAAAGAAATCGCCGTTACTTCCGCTACCAGCAACAGGATCAACAGCACCTGAAAGAATAGTGTTGCCCTGGATCCCTTGGCTACCTGGTGCGCCGTTCGGTCCAGCAGCTCCCTGAGCGCCAGGACCACCAGCAGCTCCAGCTCCAGCTAGTTCCTGCCAATAAGCAGTATTAGCTGGCGTCTGCCCAGTGTTGCTCTGTCGAGCAACCCAAGAAGCCGAATTGTATGAAACCACATCGCCAGTAGCGTAAGCAGTACCACTAGACCAAACGCCTTCATACGTTAAGCCACCAGCGAAACTGATTAAACGAGTTCCGCCGCCCAGCTCATTAACATACGTTGTTCCAGTCGGCATTATTCGACCTTCCCTAAACGTTCATCCAAATCTTGAACAGCTTTCACAAGCAGAGACAACATGCTTTTGTCTCGGTAAACAATCGGGTCCCCATGCTCATCGTAAAGAGTCGCATCAGGAGCTGCCTCATGCACTTCCTCAGCTATAAAGCCAAGCTCAGGGATCTGCGTCTCATAGTCAACACCAGAATTAGTGGTAACTTCTTCATTCCAATTAAAACGCCTTGGTCGTAAAGCCTTCAGCTTCGACCAAGCAGACGAGACCTCCAAATCTTCAACATCTTCCTTGAAACGAATAGAAGATGATTGAATTCCTAGCTGATTCAAACCACTGGTCGTGATCACCGCGTTCGTTCCAATAAGACTTGGCCAACCTTGTTGAGCGTGCAACGAAAGCACACCAGCAGACTGAGCAACAATCAGATGAGGAGTGTCGTTGTGAACGAATCTGAAACCAGGACCGATCCCAGTGCCACCAATATAGATGGCGTCATTCCACTCTAAATAATCCTCATTCGTTGTGTAATCGTTGCCCATATAGATTTTGGCCGAATCAAGCCGAGATTCAACTCGCAACGAACCAGAAATATCGGCGTTCCCACGAACATTCAAAGACTGCACATTTATGCGAGTTCCCGAACCCAGCTCATACTGCCCAGCCCCAGTGCCTTCAGTACGCCAAGCTTTCGTATCGTCGTTGTATGCAGTCCACCCAATGATGTCCCCATCCACATAGATCGACCCTGAATTTACAATCCTATATTCGGCCCGAACACTTCGATTCGTGCCAGCTACGCCGCCGTGACTGTTCGTATTATAAACGCTTCTTTGGCTAGGAGCAGGAGGGAAAGTGCTAGGTGTAGCCGTCTTAAACCCAACTTTTTCGTGTGTTAAAGTTTTGTCAACAAACAGAACATCGGTACTTACAGCAAGATCGCCGCTAACATTCAAAGCACCAGTAACGGTGCCTCCAGCGAGCTGCAAAACACCTGGATAAGTTGCTTCCTGACCAGCAACACCCTCCAACCATGCCTTCGTGTAGCTCCAATTCTGGTTAAAGTCATTAGCAATAATTGCGTCGCCCGCCGTAGCGCTTTTTGGATTTGCAAAAGTAACCATTTGTTATCTCAGTCTCCTCGGCAAATAAGTAAAAGCCATGGCGTTGATCTCCCATGCGTCATTGCTAGTTGGCCCTTCGATCTCTATAGAGATAGCTTTAGCTGTCCCAAGTGTCGGCAAACGCTGAATCTGAGTCACGTTTTGAGCCAATTCAGCAGCCCACAAAGAAGTATCCCAAATGCCTGTGCCCCCAACAGGAACGACATTAGGAGGCGTGCCTGTCTGAGAAGAAGCCCAAGTCGCCGACGTGTCAGTCGTAACGACACCAAACGGCATCTGTTTCGTCCAGTTCGCACGGTCATAATCTGTATAAAGATTCGCCGTTAAAGCAACAGTAGAATCCGAACTCGTAATCATTCTTGGTTTGCCCCACCGTTTACGAACAATCGGGTTTTTCCCTGTCAACCAGGTGGACGAGTACGAAGAAGAAATATGACTTACCGCCGCTGGATCGTACAAATCCGATTCCCGATCTTGCTCAAGCAAAACCACTCGGCCAGTGTTAGCTGTAGCTTTGGTTGCTCCCATCAAAGTATGCAAAGCATTAGGTGGCATAAACGTCAACAAGACGCTCACATCAATATCTGTCATCGTCCAAGCGCCACCCTGCCCCAACGATGGATCATAAATTAATGTACGGCGGCTTGGAGTACCCGCAGAATCCGACCAATCGACCGAAACATAAAGACGGTTGTTGAACCAAGCCAGTTGCGGAGGCGTCAAGAATTGAAGCCGACCATCATCAATAGCTGGCTGCAATTTCTCAAAGATCCAAACGAATTGGGAACCGTCGTAAAGCCACACGCCTTGACGGTCGTGCCAGAAATACACTCCATAAGGGGTAGAAGTTGGCGAAGATTTCGATACTGAACCAGCGTCTTGAGTTAATGAAACGAGTTGGAACGACTCAGTTCCAAAACCGTATAGCGCATGAACAGAGTTCGTTTTGAAAATTAGAAGCCGATCACCAAAAGGAACCAAAGCAGATATTTCATCGCCTCGCTCCCCAACATTGACATCGACATAATCGGTCGAAGTCCATTTTTCAGGCTCATTGGCGTTACTCCAACGTACTCGGTTCCTTAAATAGCTTCCGCCCTCAAACGTCAACCCCGCCCAAGCAAAATTTGCGTGAAAAGTTGAGTACTGACAAATAGGAAAGTTCCCAGCAGACCCATCCATATTCTGAGAAAGATTCGTTCCTGTTGTCCCATCGTAAGAAAACGAAGAAGCCGTACCCGAAACGCCATAAAACTTGTTGTTCATGGTCATGCCGTACAGCCGGTCATTATTGCCGACCGAAACACCAGCAATCTGAGCAAAATTTGTGGTTTGCGACTGCACAACAGTCGTCCCATGGCTAGCGATAACTCTCGTCGGGTTACTATCAGGGGTGAACGAGCACAACCCTGTAACGTTTTGGATCAGAGCAGTCGTATTTCGATGCTTGACACCTCGACGCATCTTGATGCCACCTCTAGGATCAACATCAACGTTGAGCATCGAAGGAGATTCGTTGTTGGCAAGATTGAACTGGTCCGAACGCAAGTTCAGACCTCCAGAGAAATCTTGTAATGTTTGTAGCTGAAAGTTTCTAGGCATCGGCTACTCCCACGAATACCGAAGGCGACTCGGCATTCCCATGTTGCTGTTAAGTCGGTTTAGGTTCAAAGTCAACGGTTGCGGAGCTGGCGTATCAAGATGGCGAGCACGCAAAGTATCAAGCTCAGCATTGAAAATGCTAAAGTACTGAGCTGCCATAGTCGGGTCTTCTTGCTGCTCATAAGCCCTCGCAATACCGTAAGTAGCGATCACAATGTGGAACGGTTCAGGGAAATCTGAAGGCGAAACATTATCGCCAGTCCCAGCCCCAAACGCCGTAGGGTTTTTGAAACCGCGAACATAAATTTTTTGTGCTGAACTTGGAGTCGGGTAGAAACGAACACTGTCTGCCCAAAAGCTCCACCAAGCAGGCTCGCCATTACTCGCAGTGTTCTGAGGCCAATTAGCATCACCCTCATCACGGCCAATGTATTGAACTATCCGAGAAGAGCTGCGCAGCGCAGCAACCTCTCTCAACCCAACAGTTTCAGCAGCACCAACAACAGCAAGCGTGTAGTCAGATGTGCCGCCAACAGTGTCGAAATCTATAGCAACCTCGTACCAGGGCCATCTTTTTTCGCTATAAACAACTTGGTCATAGCCTTCGCCAAGAAACCTATTCAGAACGTCATTAGGGATATCGGAACTGTCGATTTCAACAACTGCTCGGATGTATGCCCTCATCGAGGATATGTCCATTGACGCTCCTAATCAGTGTGGAAAAAACACCTGTTCGTATCGCCCACAGGTGGGGCTTTACACGGCTCGCCAGCTTTAGTTTTGCTGGCACATTGACCATCGGGAGTCCACGACCCCGAATAGTCAGGCAATGCCGTAACCGAATTTTGACCTACCATCCCATGCGGCCTTAAAGCCGTAGCGGAATCATTTAAGGGTTGTCCCGAAGGTTGCGCTCTGGGACTCCAGTTCTGGTGGGTTTCCATTCAGCTCCTAAAAAATGCAGGTGAGGGACGGCCCGAAAGCCGCCCCTCACAATGCTCCTACTATCAAGTAATGGCGAGCATTACTCCTTGTCGGTTTCTAGCGGTACATGTCAATTCGCCGTAGCAAAGTATCTGCGAGTACACACTGTCAAGAGTGTGAGGACGAACGAACGGTGTGGCTTTGAACCAGGTATCAGAATGAGCTACGAGCTGCAAGTACTTTGTGTTCAGGAAGTACATTCTGCCAGTATGAACAGGGTCAAAGTGAGTTAGATCACTTAGCACACCATCAAATGTGACTGGGCAGCCCTTGAACATTAAGTTCTGGAATCCGCCGCTCGCCATATCGGTATCGGTGTAACGAACCTGGTTGGTCAGAAGACCTTCATAGGTCTCATAGTTTTTTTGAGACGTAATTATGATGGTTGGCTGATCATTACCGACCGAGCAGTCATTGTACATTGCGCTCATTTTTGCGAGCGTCAACGCACCGATACCGGCGGTTTCATTAGCTTTCCAGAATTCGTTACCTGCCACTGATGGATCAATGCCGCCAAGTTTGTTAGCTGTCAGTGCAGAACCGTTGACGATCTTTTCTAGACCGAGCCAATCTTTGCCACCGTTACCAGCGCCGCTTTTGTAAAGCATGGCATTCAGGTTGTCAGTTATGGTCTGTTGGGTCTGCCAAATTTTGCCTTCAAGAAGATCAATAATTTGTGCTTCACCATTATTTTTGCCTTCTTCAATACCAGAGATCGTTACCGTCGCCGCATATTGTTTCCATTCATACTCAGCAGCAGAGATGCCTGCTGATGGCACTACGCTGAGAGTATCGGTACCCGAATATGATCCAGCAGAAGGGTTTCCTGCATACATGACCGGTGTAATGATTTTCGCTCCGCCACTTACGCGACGAATAG